TTTCTTAACTACTGTAACATCAATGTCTTGATCATCAACTCCATCTACATCATCAACTCCATCTACGACCTCAGGTGGTTTAACAGGAGGCCTTGTTGTTGTGCTTCCACCTACAGGATCTCCAAACAAACCATTTAATGTGTATATATCATAGACACCACTACCTACTTGAATTTGTAAATCGTAAGTTTTGTCGCTTTGAATAGGTGTACCTAAAATACCAGTTAAAACACTTTCGCATTTTTGCTGCACTACTCTATTATTAACAGTATATTCAGTTCTATCTAATGAAATTAATAATCTATTTACTCCATTTAAGATACTAAAAGCTTTACTACCTTGAACGTAAAATATATTTACCATTTTTCTAAACTCAAAGAGTTTATTAGCAGCTGGTCCTAATGCAGTTCTTATACTACTAAATATATTATTTGAAATATCTCTTAATTTATTAAAAAACGGAATGTCCTTTAACATTAAGTTGCCAGCAGCAAAGTTGGTAAAGCCTTGTGAGTATTCATTATTGACTCTCATCATAGGTAATTTATCAATAAACGGCAATGTATTATCTAAATATACGAGCTGTTCGAAATTGCGATTAAAAACATTAGTTGCTGATCTTGTACCGTTTTCTATATTCTTCTGCATCGCTGGAGGAAGTTTATTAAATAAATCAACAGCTGCATTAAAAGGCTCTAAGCCATATACTGTTGTTGCTATATTACTTCTTACAGCATTACCTAATGTACCAATACCATCACTTACTGACGCTAATAAATTTAAATCTTGACCAGACAATAGTCTAGATATATCGTATGCAGCGCATGAAAATGGCCCGTTTAATAATTGTCTAAGGTAATATAAAATAGTAGATTCGTCTAATTTTAACAGGCCTTCAGCCGATGAAAGCATACCCATAAATTTTTCTAATTGATCTAAACCTAATTCGAATATTTTTAAATAATTTTCCATGAAGTCTAATTCTGCTTCAGAAAAATTATGCATAAAATCACCTCTCAAATTACCATCGCAATCTCTTTCAATTAAGTTTTCAAATTGTTTTCTGCTAATGAACAAAGAACGTAGAACTTGCGCCTTAACGTTAAAAAATCCGTTAACGTCATCTACTAATTCATTAATTAATTTATCTACACAAGCTGACATATATTTTTATTTGTTGTTACTCATCTATTAACACATCTGGAGGAGGCATATAACTTGGGTCGACCTCATTAGTCCAAGGCAATTGAATACTTCCCGCTTCCTCAACTGAACGAGGTGTATGATAATCAGGACCTACATACGGTTTAACACACATTATAACATTTTGATATTTATCTTTTTTAAATACATGATGAACGTTTGTTACAAACCACTTACCTAAGAGCTTTGCATCTGATGAACCTTCTTGATCTGATAACTTAAAAATATCGATAAATCTTCCTGGTCTTCTTGCAGTATCTCCTGTTACATCTAACGTTAGTTGTAGATTATAAAATGTTAAGTTTGATACCATTTGTGCTTTGCAAATGTTCTTACAGTCTTCAGCTTCAAAGTTTGGTAAACCAAATGGTTTAATTGGTCTATCATTGTTTTCACTATTAAAAGGTATAAAAGATTTAGCTCTTCCTCCAACTAATTTAAATTTATCTATAATAGATTTTGTCCACTGAGGAATAACTTCATTAATTTTTATTACATCATATTGCTGCCCCCCTCTAAGTGTTTGAGACTTTATCTCATAATCCATAAAGTATTCATTAGTAAAAGTAGTATAGGGGGTAGATAGGTTGGTATTATGAAGCATTCCAGTATATCTATTAACTTTAACATTTTTATCAAATTCAGGGTTATTTTTATTAGTTGAGGCAAAAGAGTTTTCGGACTCAGTATTTAAGTCTCCTATACCTAGAGCCTCTATAGTCATTTTTTGATTTTCATCAAAATATTTGGTTAATGGTAATAATGAATACAAACCAGTGTCTCTATTATATTGTAATAAACTTTGTACAGGTAGGTTATTATCGGTTCCTCTTAAACTATAATTAAATCTAAGCAAGTATTTACACACATCTGCGTATCTCCAATGCTTACCCGGAT